TAAAGCGTGTCTTGGTTATTTGCCCTCTGTCGATTATGAAGTCTGCATGGCAGCAAGACCTGTTTAAGTTCGCCATGCACCGGAGTTGTTCTGTAGCGCATGGCTCGTCTACTACTCGACGTAAGATTATTGCCGAAGGGTGCGAGTTTGTAATCATAAACTTTGATGGTGTAGAAGTTATCAAAGAGGAAATTAAGCAAGCCAACTTCGACATGATCGTGGTAGATGAAGCCAGTGCTTATAAGAACTCGCAGACTAACCGTTGGAAAACTCTGAAATCTATAGCCGACAATGTAGAGTGGCTGTGGATGCTTACGGGTACTCCAGCTGCGCAGTCTCCAGTGGATGCGTTTGGCCTAGCTAGATTAGTAGCTCCCGATAATGTCCCTCGTTACTTTGGGCAATTCCGAGACAAGGTAATGTACAAGGCTACCCAGTATATATGGCGCCCCAAATCTGATGCGGACCAGACGGTGCATAAAGCTTTGCAACCTGCCATACGTTTTGAGAAAGACCAATGCCTTGATTTGCCTAGCGTTACTTATGTAGAACGTGAGGCTCCGCTAACAAAACAGCAAGCACAGTACTACGAAATACTTAAAAAGCAGATGATGCTAGAAGCTGACGGGGAGCAAGTAACTTCCGTAAACGCAGCGACACAGCTCAATAAACTTTTGCAAATTTCTGGCGGCGCAGTCTACACCGACGAGAAAGAAGTACTAGAGTTTGACGTTAGTAATCGACTTAAAATTATTCTTGAGGTAATTCAAGAGTCTACGCACAAAGTGCTAGTGTTCGTTCCGTTTACGCACACCATAGACCTGCTTCATAGTTTCCTAGAGAAGAACAAGATAACTAATTCAATTATCTCGGGTAAAGTTTCTCTTAATAAAAGAAGCGAGATCATCAAAGACTTCCAAGAAAAATCTGACCCTAGGGTTTTAGTTATTCAACCCCAAGCAGCGTCTCACGGTCTTACGCTTACAGCGGCCAACACCATTATTTGGTACGCCCCTGTAACTAGCGTAGAGACATACCTGCAAGCTAACGCTCGTATCGACAGACCGGGCCAACACAACCCAATGACCGTGGTACATATTGAAGGCAGCGAGGTGGAAAGAAAGCTGTACACCATGCTCCAAAACAATATAACCAACCACAGTAAAATTATTGACCTTTACCGCCAAGAACTAAACATTAACTCTTGACAATGTAAATAACAGGTCTATACTAGCCTTCCCACTACTAAAGGAGGAGGGTGATGGCCGAACCAACTGCCGATAAATTAGTTGCCATTTACATAAAGATGCGCAACGCAATTAAAGAAAAAGAAGACGAGATAAAGCTCATAAAAGAGCAGCAAGAAAAAGTCTCCGATAAGCTTCTTTCCCTTTGCAACGACCAGAACGCGGATAGTCTCAAGACACCCGAAGGCACTGTTAGCCGCAGGGTTTACTCCAGCTACTGGACTAGCGATTGGGAATCTATGTACAAGTTTATTCAAGAGAACGATGCCTTTCATCTGCTAGAGAAGCGCATTCATAACGGCAACTTAAAAGAATTTCTATCGGACAATCCAGACCTATGCCCGATGGGACTGCAGTCAAACAAGAAGTACGTAATTTCAGTAAGAAAACCAACCTCTAAATAGGAGATAAACATGTCTAACGACGTATCAATATTCACAAGCAACACACAAGTTGCGAAGTCATCCCCCCGAGTAACTGGCCTTAGCACTCAACTAAAAGAAAAGCGCACGGTCAACAACAGACGCATACAAGCCAACATCAACGGCACCTTTAAGAAGGTAGTCAACGGTGACCAAGTGGGTGAAGTTATCCGTGGTGAGTTCAACGCAATTATCGTAGATATGCTGCCCGGCATTTCTCGTATCTTCTACAAGGAGAAGTTCGATCCTAAGAAAGAAGCTACGCTGCCCAACTGCTGGTCTAACGAAGGTAACAAGCCAGAAGCACAAGCAGAAGACCCGCAGCATGCTAACTGTGCGGACTGCCCACAGAATGTAAAAGGTTCAGGCGATACTGGTGGTAAAGCTTGTCGCTATCAACGTCGCGTTGCTTTGATTCTAGAGGGTGACCCCAGTGGTACGATTTACCAGTTCAATATCCCTGCTAAGTCTTTGTTTGGTAAGGGCGTTGGTAATCAGCACCCGTTTGAGAGCTACGTTAACTTCTTAGTTAGCAACGATCTTTCTCCTGACACGGTAGTAACTACGATTGCTTTTAACACTAATGCTGAAACTATGGAGCTTGTATTCTCTCCACTGCGTGAGCTTAGCGACGAAGAGTTTGAAGTTGTACTGAAGGCTCAGCAAGACCCAATGGCTAAGCGCTACACTCGCCTGACGGTTGCAGAAGCGGACAAAGTTACTGTTAAGCCCGCCGCCGTTGCTGCTCCAAAGCCCGCCCCCGTAGTTGAAGAGCCAGTGGTCGAGGAAGCAATCGTAGAAGAAGTCGTTGAAGAGCCTAAGAAGCGCGCATCTAAGAAAGAAGAAGCGGTTGTAGACGAAGATGACGACATGGCTGCACTCATTGGCGAATGGGGAGGCGACGAGAGCTAATGAGTTACGGCTATACCGCAAGGTTAATTCAGAAAAACAAAGAGGCAAGTGGCCGCTCCTTGGGCGTAAAGCTTGGGCGGCTCTGCATAAAGCACGACTTGTCTGTTTCGGAAGTAGCGAATACCTTGGGTGTAAGTAGACAAGCGGTTTATAACTGGTTTACGGGGGTTAACACCCCCAAGCCTCCGCTTACTGACCTCATAGAAGAGCTAATCTCCGAACTATAACAAGCAAGAGACTACTAATGACTAACTTTGACCTTCTAGATTACGTGCAGCCCAGTGATGGGTTCTTCTGCGTACTCGGTATAAAGGGACCAAAGGACGTTAAACAGAAAGTTGTAGCTACCAGAGCAGAGCTAGACGGCTGGACTAAAAAGTTCGTCCAAGAAAAGCGCAATGTGTTCTATAACGTGGCTAAGTTACAAACAATCGACGGGGGCCGAGTAAAGGAAAACGTATCTGCGTTAAAATCTTTCTGGCTTGATATTGATTGCGGCCCTACAAAAGCTGAGGTAAACGAAAAGACTAACCGCCCCGACGGTTATATATCTCAGGCGGAAGGCTTACGCGCATTAAAAACGTTCTGTGATTTCGTAGGGTTACCCCTACCTACCATAGTCGATTCAGGGCGCGGTATACACGCATACTGGGTGCTTACTGAAGAAGTCTCTAGGGAAGATTGGGAGCCCGTAGCTGCTAGGCTGCGCAATGTCTGTCTTACCCAGAACTTTTATGTAGACCCCGTTGTATTTGAAGTCTCCCGTATTCTTAGGGTTCCTGAAACTTATAACTTTAAAGACGATCCTCCCAAAAAAGTACAAGTACGCAAGGTAACTGAAGCTATTACTTTCGATGAGTTCAAGGAAATACTTGGCGACGAAGAGATAGAACAGATAGCAGCCCGCTCACGTCCAAAGCGTAAGTTGACTGCGATAGGTCAGGCAATAGCGGACAACATGGATTCTTCTTTCGCTAAGATTATGCTGCGGCAGAAGACTAAGACTAGTTGCCAACAACTGATTGCTTGTTACCAAGAAAGAGACACGCTGTCTGAACCTCGTTGGTTTGACGCGTTATCTGTAGCTAAGTTTTGTTCCGACAAGGGCGAAGCTATACACAAGTTATCCGCAGGGCATCCAGACTATGACCCTGATGTAGTAGAAAAAAAGATAGAGCACATATTAGGACCACACAGTTGTGAAGTTTTCGAGCGAAATAATCCGGGCGGGTGCGATGGTTGTCCTCACAGGGGAGCGATAACAAGTCCTATATCTCTGGGGAAGGGCATACTAAGGGCGTCAGCAGAAGACAACCTAGTAAGCATTGCGCCCGCATCCGAGGAATCCAAAGAGGTAGAACTAGATGTAGAGCAAGAGCTTGCAGACCCTGTCCAAGTGCGCATACCAGAGTATCCGGCTCCTTTCTTTAGGGGCAAGAACGGCGGTATTTATTTGGAGTTATCTGGGGATGACGACGATGGGCCTAAGCTAGTTTATGAGAATGACCTATACGTTGAAAAACGTATGACCGACCCCGAGCTTGGAGATGTTGCGGTCTTTAAACTGCACACACCCAAAGACGGGCTCAGAGAGTTTGTGATTCCCAATGCAAAAATAACTGAACTTAGAGAACTGCGCAAAGAGCTTTCTAAGTATGGAGTAATGGCACCGGAGCCACAGTTTAAATTGATAC